CGAGCGGAAGGCATCGCGCAGAAGCACCTGCCCCGGATCCGCAGGATCGAGGCCGAAGACCAGCTGCACCACGCCGGGCGTCTGAATGCCCTTCATGCTCTCGGCCAGCTCCGACTCGACATGCGTCACGTCCTGCAGCGTCCATTGCCCGCCGACAGAGCCAATCGCCTCGGCCTCGCCGATCTCCACCCACGCCCCACCCGGCACGCTGCCGGGCGCGGCGGGGCTGTCTGCGATATAGATGCGGCTGCCTGCGGTCGGGTAAAGCATCGCCTCAGGCCGCCGCGTCCACTTTCACGATGTTGCTGTTCACCCAGAGAGTGGCTTGCAGCTTCATCACGTTGTTGGCTGCGTCCAGCGCCTCAACCACGGAAGCCACCGAGGCCACGAAGTAGCGCTGAGAACCCGAGGGGACGGTCACGGCGGTATGCGTGCCCGATTGCGTGCCAGAGGTGACAATCGCGGATCCGCCCACCGTGGCTGCGACCTGGAATGTGCCAGCCGCTGCGTTCACCACATAGTAGGTGGTGCCAGCGGTCAGGCCGGTCGGCAGGGCGCCAGTGGTCGAGAAGCGCACAGCCGTGCCATTCGTCAGGGTGTGAGCCGCCCATGACACGACGCCCGGCGATGCGATCGTGATCGTGACGGTTGACGAAACCGGCACAGGCGCATCGGCCAGCACCAGCTTGAAGGCATATTCGCCACGGGCCTTTTCAGCCGCGAGCAAGTCCACCTGTCCCGCGTCGGCATAGTCGAGGGCGCAGACGATCTCCATGGTGCCAGCGTTGCGGGTGCCCTTGAGGCGCCGGTCACGGTTGGCCGAGATGCCTTGGAAGGTGATTTCCGCGCTGGTGTCGCCCAGAGAGCCAAGGCCCTCGGTCTCGCCAATCTCGGTCCAGAGGCCGGTTTGCCCTGAATAGTCGGCAAGAACAAAGTCGGTCGATTTCGACGCGAGAGGCCCGCCGATGTAGAGCTTCGCGCCATTGGCTGCGTAGATAGTCATGATTGATCCTCACGGATGATGCGGCGCTCTTCGCGTTGCTTCGCGCCGGAATGGCAGGGGGTGCAAAGCGGCTGCCACCGGGTCTTGTCCCAGAAGATGGCCTGATCGCCGCGATGCGGGGTCATATGGTCCACGACATTCGCCAGCGCGCCACAGCGGGCGCAGTAGGGATGCCGGGCGAGGAAGGCCTTGCGGGCCTTCTCCCAAGCGCTGGAATAGCCGCGCTGGCTGCTGTTCGGGCGGGTCTTGTCAAAGCGGGCCTTGCGGTCCGCATCGCGCTTCACCGCGCAGGGGCACCGGGCACCCGAAGGCACCCGATGACCGCAAGCGCAAAGGTGAGGCGCCCGCACCGGCATCAGCTGGCCGGGCGATCAAGCGGCAGCGAAACAGCCACCGCGCCAGCCGCGATGCTGGTGCCGCTCGTCCGGGTCAGCGACAGGCGCACATAAGGCGCAAAGCCGCGATAGCCCAAGCGATAGGATGAAGCCGCCGCGAGGGTCGCCGGGGCGTCGGTGTCGATCACAGCCGCAGCCGCATTCGTCCAGCCGGTCGAGCCGTCTTCGCTCTCCTGGATGGTCACGCCGAAGACGCCGGATCCGGCAATGGCGCCGGTGTTGACCACGAAGGCCAGCGCCTTGATGCCCTTGACATGGATCGCCGGGCCTTGCGCGTCTGCAGTCTGAACCGCAGGGGCAAGGGCCAGATCGGCGCCGATGTTGCTGAAGAAGTCGCGCATCTGGTTTTCTCCCTTACGCCGCTGCGATACGAAGTTTGCGGAACTTGGCAGCCTGGATCACGCGGGCGCCGGTGCGGCGGGTGGCGTGAATGCGGGTGATGCCCTCGGTCGCCCGCAGATACGGGTTGACCAGAACCGACAGGGCCAGCCGATCGACGATCCGGTAACCCGAGAAGTCGCCGAAGATGATCGGTTCAGTGCCCGCTGCCACATCGTCCATGTCGGGAAGCTCGATCACCGGGCGCCCCAGAATGGTTTCCGGCTGGCCTGCCTGATAGGACGGCTGCCAGAGGAAGTTGTTCTGGCCGTCTTTCAGAAGGCGCAGCGCGGCCAGCGTGGCGCCGTTCATGGCCCAGACGCCTGCGTTGCGGTAGGTCGCGGGCTGCGCATACATCAGCCGGATCAGCGCATCGGCAGTCACCTGCGTGGCATGTCCGCTCACGGTATGGGCGATGCCGGCATGGGTCATCACGCCCTCGGGCTGCCCGACGCCAGAGCCAGACACAAAGGCGAGGCCTTCCTTCTGGGCAAAGTCTTCGGTCAGGGACAGGCGCACCTCGGCCTCGGCCTGCGAGGCATCGGCCAGAAGCGTGTTGCTGATGTCGGTGAAAGTCGCCAGCTCGTTCACTTCCACTTCGGCTTGCCCGAAGGTCGGTTCCGAGGCTTCCGCCGCCTGCGTCTCACCGCGCCACCGGGCATTCGTGATGCCGGTGCGGGTCGGATAGATCACCGAACCTGCGGTCGTGGTGCGCACGCTTGCCACGCTGCGAACGGGCGACAGCTCGACCAGATCGCGGATGAACTCGGCAGACATTTCAGCCGGGGCCAGATAGCCGCCCTGCGGATCGCTTGCCACAGTCAGGGCCTTGATTTCCTCGGCAGGGGCAGCGGGGCCAAAGCGCAGATAGGTGCCAAAGGCCTTGCGGTCTTCCGCAGGCTCGGCCTTCGTCTCACCGCCTGGGCGGTTCATCTTGGCTTCCAGCTTGTCGAGCCGGGTCACAAGCGCCGTGTTGTCGGCCTTCTTTTCAAGGTCGGTCATCTTGGCTTCCAGCGCCGCGATGGCGCCTTCGTCCTTGTCTTCGGTCTTTTCCGTCATGGTCATTTCCTTTGCTGACGTGATGCGCGCGCCGGGATGCATCGGCACCGCCACCACGCTGATTTCGAGAAGATCGACGGCATGAAGATCGCGGCCGCCACCGCGCCGCGCACTCTTGCGGGTTGCCACATACCCAATCGAAAGCCCTTGCAGCGCCTTTGCGAGGATCAGGTCGCGGATCTCACGGGCGCGCTGCACCGAGAGGGTGAGCCGCCCCTTGACGCGCAGGCCCTCGGGCGTCTCGATGCCTTCCTCCCAGACGCCGACCGTCTCGGCCTGATTGTGCCCGGCCAGCATCGGGATAGGGAACTTCGCGCCAGAGAAAGCGCCCTTGTGGACGATGTCGCCGCCGCGATCGGTTGTGCCGAAGACCGAGGCCAGGCCTTCGATCCGGCCCTCTTCATCGACGCTGAATGCGGCCTTGCTTTCGATCCGGTCCATCATTCGGCCCCCATGAATGCAGCGCGGTTGCCCGCCATGCCGTCGATCTGCTGATGCACCCACGCAGAGGCCCGCAGAAGGCGCAGGACGTTGGCATGGGTGAAGGGCACCGGCTGGCCGTCTTCCTCGATCTCCCAGCCCAGCACGCAGCGGGCGAGGCTGTTGAGGCGGCATTTCTCGCGCGCCTCGGCAGAGATGCGGCCTTCGTCGTCGGCAGCCTCGGCCAGCTCGTCCACCATGCGCAGACGTGCCCGCGCTTGGGTGGCGCTATCCGGGCCAGCGATGCGCAGGCGGATGCCGGTTTCCTTGCCAGTGACCGGATCACGCAGGGCAAACCACTTGCCCCGGTCCTGATCTTCGGCATTGGCGAGGATGTCATTCATCTGCATTCGGGTCTTCCTCTTCTGCCGCCCCAGATTTGGGTTGGCTGCCCTCGGGCTTCGGCGGGGTCGCGCTGATGTTCGGGTTCAAGAACTCGTCGCCGCCTTCACGCGGCGGCAGGGCGAGCCAGCTCCTTGCCTCATTCGGGTTGATGGTCCGCGAGGCGATCAGGCTGTTGATGGCGGTGGCGCGGGTGGTGAGATCCGCGCGGGTGAGGTCGTCACGGTCGAAGCGGATGACGTGATTTGCCCGCTCCGCATCCGAGAACAGTGCACGCCGCAGGGCGCCTTCCAGCCCCAGAAGCCACGGCTCCAGGGTGTAGCTCAGGAACTCGCGCCCCTTCTGTTCGCTGTTCGACCAGGTGGCGCGGCTCAGATCGCCGATCATGGGCGACGGGATGTTGAAGGCCCGCGCGATCTCTTCGATCTGAAAGCGCCGGTTTTCGAGAAATTGCGCATCGGTGCTGGCAAAGGTGAAGGGCGTAAAGGCCGCGCCGTCATAGAGGATCGCGGTCTTTGAGCCGGTGTCTTCGCCCTCATGGGTCTCGCGCCATGCCGCCCGCATCTTCCGCACGGCCTCTTCGCCGAAGCCTTTGGGGAAGGACAGCGCGCCGGAAGGCCGGGCACCACGCGCAAAGAGCCGCGCCGCGTGCCGGTCCAAGGCGATGGTGATGCCGATCGCCTCACGGGCCAGCGTCAGAGGCGCACGCCCCAGCGGCGGGATAAGGTGGATCACGTCACGCGCCGGAATGTTGCGATTGCCCAGCTTGTAGCGCCGTTCGCCGGTCTCAATGTCCACATCGCAGGACAGCGAAGACCGATAGCGCACCAGCTCTTGCGGGGCACCGTTCACACGGTTCACCCAAGCCAGCCCGCCAGCGTCCGAGATCAGCGCATCCTTGACGATCTGCCGGATGAACTCAAAGCCGCTCGTCCAGTCGTTCGCCTCACCGCGCAGGAGATCGAGAAGCGGATGGTCGGGCACCAGAACCTCGGTCTCGCCCTCGACACGCATCACGCGCACGTCAAGCGATGCCACGGCTTCGGCAATGATCTGGATGGCGTTGGCGACGGCGGGCACGCGCAGTGCCTCTTGGGTGCTGAAAGCGGTGCCGGTGCCGGTAGCCTGGACGCCGAAGATCGCTTCGAGAGCCGCGTCAGGCGCAGCGAAGGATTTCTGTTCGGGCGCAGGCGCCGCACGATGGAAAGGCCATATCTTCATATTCCATTTTATGCGGCAGAAGCGGTGCTGAGGGGAACCTAGCCACCCCTAGGAAGTCATTGGTTTTCGTGGCTACTTTGTCCGCAGCCACGCCAGAAGCTCAGACCGGAAAGCGAAGTAGCTGCCGGATCCGTCCGGGCGGTAGATCGGCACGCCCTCGACCTTTGCCAGATCGCGGGCCTTGTCCACCGAGACGCCCAGCACCTTGGCAATGTGCGGCAGCCCCCAGAGCTTGCCGTCGCCCTCAAGAACCTCGTCCACGCGCCACCGATCGAGCGGCGGCATGTCAGTCGTGATGCTGGTGAATTTGCTCATATTCCAAAACTCCATTTCTGCCCGATCTCGCGCGTTTGTCCCCGCGCCGGTCCCGGCCCCCCTAGGGAAGTCTGAGACCACCCCCCGGCTGCCTTCTGTTGCGCCCAAGACGCCGTTCCGCTTGCCAGCGGGCACCTGCGGTGCCGTGCATTCGGGGCATGTGATGCGGGGTGCATCTGGTGCAGGGGTGAACGTCGTTCGGGGTGAACGTGGTTCATCACGCATGGCCCACCACCTCACCGAAGGAAGGGGGGAGGAAGGTATTATGATTGTTGCCATGATCTGGCAACGTAAGCCGGTAGAGGCCAGACTTGCGCAGGCGCTTATCCGGTGCGCTGAGTTCGACAATGAAGCCACGATCAAGCAGCACATCACGGGCGCGCGCTATGCGGGTGCGGTGCCAGGGCGGGCTGCCTGCCTCACTCATTGCAGTGGGTGCGATAGCGAAGTGCTGGCGATTGCTATGCCACCGCTTGAACATGAGGTAGAGGGTGAAGGCCTCGGGATCGTCCACCAGTTCATCCATGGTGATATCTCCTTCATTGAGTTGCGGCTTCTTGAGGCCGAGGTAGTTCCGGCCAGATGCTTCATAGGCCCATGCATTGCGGGCGCATTGTTCGGCCTCGGCATGGCTGAGGGGTTCAGGCATTGCGCTGCCCCATGTCACGGCCACGTCGATAAGGGCTTCCACATCGTCACAGTGACGGGCCTGCGCCATGCAGTAGCGCCATAGGCTGTCATTGCGCTCACCCGGCTGAATGGACTGAGGGGCGCGCGTGAACGTCCTTGGCACTGAGCTGATGATTGGAAGGCGCCCTAGATCCTCAAGCCCGCCTCTGATGAAGCGATAGGACGCGCCCAGATCATCACGCCATGACGGCGGGGCGATGGTGTACCCCGCCCCCAGCACGTCGATAGGCTGGCCGGTGAAGGGGCGTATATGCCGCCCCTCGCCATTGTGCCGATACCAGAGCTTAGCCTTGCCGCTGGCCGTGCGGATGATGATGGGGGTATCCCCGAAGCGCTCCACAGCTGCAGAGAGCCACGCATCGCCCACGGCATCGACATCAACCTCAGTGATGCCGGAAGGCTTGCCCATGACGATGCCCAGCCCGTTGCTTTGGCCGAGGCGGGTGTTTCGTGCCCAGCCGCGTGCCTTGCCTGGTGTCGCGCCCTGCCAGCCCTTCACGGCGGGCCGCTTGTCGCGGGTGTCCACCGGAAAGGCAGGCATTCCTGCGTCGGCATAGAGAGAGGCGTTCTGCGAGTAGATGCCCACGGTCACGCCCCCTTGCAGGCACCCTTAAAGGTGCCCTTGAAGGTGTTCAGCCGTGCATGGTGCTGGACGTGGTGACGGCGGCAGAGCCATCGCACATCAAGGGGGCGATCATAGTCGTCGTGATGCGCATCGACGGTATGCTTGCCGCAGACTTCGCAGGGCTGGGGAACAAGGTCGCCCCGGCGCTTTGCCTTCTCCACATGCATGTGCGCGAGGTAGCGCTTGGGGTGAGCCATGCGCCACGCCTTTTGACGGGTGACGGGCGCAATCATGGGCGCGCCCTGTTGCCGGATGTGCAAGCAGCGCAGAGCATCCGACCCGATGCCATGTGCAGGGTAGCGCCATCGGCATTGCACCGCTCGCAAGCGTGGACTTCCTCTTCGGCCCAGCCGGTCGAGGCCCGCTCGATCAGATCGGGATCAAGCCGGATGCCCTCGGGCGCATAGTGCTTAACCATCCTGCGCATGAGGTCCAATTGCATCGGGGATGCCGACCAGCCGGGGCGGGATGACTGCTGCATGATACGGT